TAACAACCTTGTAAAGAAAGCTTGAGCGTCGTTTTCTTTTTAGAAAATGTTCTTTTACAATACTGTTATATTTTTAGTATATTTAAATCACTATGAAAGTTAATAAAGTTAAGGTAGGTGATAAGTTTTATTATAAGAGTGAATGGTATAAAGTTCTTAAATCAGATGATACTTTTACCTTTAGTAACAAGATAGAGAATGACGGTTGTAGATATTTACTTTTGAATGATACCGAAGTAAGTATGGTAAAAGATGAGTATTTTAAAAAGAACCCTGATCATAAATAATATGGCAAGTAAAGGCAGACCAAGAATAGAATTAAAGGACTTACCTGATAAGTGGGAGGAGTCTATTATTAACCTAGCAAAGAAAGGAGGTAGCATAGTAGAAATAGCTGTAGAGCTAGATATAAGTAGGAATACTTTAAAGGCTTTAAGTGAAAGAGATGAGCATTTTTTGAACACCATAAAAAAGTGTAAGAGATATTGTGAGGCTTGGTGGTTAGGGAAAGGTCGTACAGAGTTAGACAATAGAGACTTTTCTTATACTGGTTGGTACATGAATATGAAAAACCGTTTTGGCTGGGCTGATAAAAAAGAAATTAAAGAAGAGAAGAAAGTAGAAACAACTTTTGATTATAGTAACCTAGATGCAGAAACACTTAGAACAATTATTAAAGGGGTTAAACCTGACAAAGATACAGAGTGAGTTATATAAGAAGTCTTTCTATGATTTTAGCTTAGACGCTTTTAAAACACTTCACAATGGTCAAGAGCTTATTCCTAACTGGCATATTAAATTACTATGTGATAGGTTACAAGTAGAGGCAGAAAGAATAGTAAACGGAGGAGAAAGAGGTAAACATCTTTTAATCAATGTACCACCTAGAACATTAAANAGTGAATTAGTAAATGTTTTCTTTAGTGTTTACTGTTGGATATTAAAAGACTCAATACAGTTTATTAGTTCAAGTTACTCAGCAAGTTTATCTATAGTGCTTTCTACTCAGTCCAGGAGGCTAATAGAGTCTGATTGGTTTATAGAGCATTTTCCTGATATTAAACTATCCAAAGACGAGAATACTAAAAGTAGATATACAACTACTAACGGAGGTTTACGTTACTCTACCTCAACAGGTGGAACGGTTACAGGAATGGGAGCAGATGTGATAGTAATCGATGATCCACAAAACCCACAGTTAGCACGATCAGAGATAGAAAGAGATAACGCTAATAGATTCTTTAATGAAACCCTAAGAAGTAGATTAAACAATCCTGACAAAGGTATCTTTATTGTAATTATGCAAAGGTTACATGAAAATGATATGACTGGAATGTTATTAGAGAAAGAACCGCATAACTGGGAACATATTTGTTTACCATCTGAGTTATCCGATAACGTTAAACCAATTGAACTACAAGAGCTTTATGTTGATGGTTTACTATTTCCACAAAGATTAAGTAGAAATGTCTTAGACGGCTTTAAAACTGGTTTAGGTTCGTATGGCTATAGTGGTCAATACTCACAGTTACCTAGTCCAAGTGAGGGAGGTATCTTTAAAGGTAATTGGTTTAACACTATTAAAGAATTACCTAATAATCTTAAATTAGATCAGTTAAAGTGGGATTTCTATTTAGATACCGCATACACTAATAAGCAAGAGAATGATGCTACAGCAATGTTATGCGCTGCTTTCCANAATAACGAGCTATACATAAGAGAGGTTAGAGCCGTTCGTATGGAATTTCCTGAGCTAATTAAAGAGATTCAAAACTTTACAATAGTAAACGGTTACAGTAATAGAAGCCGTATATATGTAGAGCCTAAAGCAAGTGGTAAAAGTATTGTNCAGATGCTTAAACGNTCTACTGGATTAAACATAATGGAGGATAAACCACCAACTCAGGATAAAATTAGTAGAGCNAGTAGTATCTCCGCTTTTGTTGAGAGTGGTNGNGTTAGTATGTTAGANGGTAGATATATAGATAACTTCTTAAANGAGCTTAAAGGCTTTCCTAATGCTAAACACGATGANATGGTAGANGTTTTAATAATGGCTATTGATAGGAATACAAACAGACGNAAAAANGTTAGNGCTATGTCTTAATGTTACGAATAGANAGTTAATNGTAACATTGTTTGATGTGTTTATTCTCAATTCGCAAATTAAAAATAATTTATTACATTAGTGCCAAAACTAATAGATGAGTGATAAGGTTAGGGCTAGATTAAATAAATTAGAGGCTGAGTTTATAGGTTTAAAAGTTAAANAAAGCGAAAACGGTAGAAANACAGCTAGATACCGAATTACACAAGAACAACATCAGGAAGTAATACTACTTAGAACTACTCCAAACAAAAGAAGATTTGTTGAAACTATTAAGAAGTTAGACAAAAACGGTAGAGTAATATCCAGCACAGAGAAACTACAAAGTAAACCGATTGAAGTACCTGATAACTTTGAGGTAATTAAGGTAAGCACATCTAAGACTACTGGTCAACAGTGGATACAATACGCTCCAAAAAAAGAAACAATAGAGGAGGCTGTAGAAAGCTTTGATTTTAAAAGTATCATAGAGAAGTATATTAACCCTTTAGATATTTATGGATCTGATACGGTTACATACAAGAGTACCAATCTTAAAGACTTTGATAAGCTTATTATAACAGATGTTCATATAGGAATGGATACGGACATAGATAACAATACTATGTATAAAGCTGAGTGGGATAAGAAAGAACTATTTAAAACCGCTCAGATAGTAATAGATAAGACTTTAGAGGAGCAAGAGAGTGATATTCTTTATGTAGATGAGTTAGGGGATTTGTTAGACGGTTTTAACGCTCAAACAACTAGAGGCGGTCATCCATTACCTCAAAATATGACTAATGAGGAGGCTTTTGATTATGCACTAGAATTTAAGCTTAAAATACTTTACGGCTTAATAGGTAGTTATAAAGAAATACATTTTAATAACATTTGTAACGATAATCACTCAGGAGCTTTTGGCTACTTTGTTAATGAAGCATTTAAACAGATTGCGGAGTTACAATTTAAAAACGTAACGGTAACCAATCACAGGAAATTTATTAATCATTACTTTGTTAAAGACATTTGCTTTGTGATAAGTCATGGAAAGGATGATAAGAGTTTAAAGTTTGGTTTTAAGCCTCAACTGGATTTAAAAGGAGTTGATAAGATAGACCAGTATTTAAAACAAAATAAGATTTATAAAGATGCTGAGTTAATAATTTTCTGTAAAGGAGATAGTCACCAACTTTTAATGGATATGTGTACAAGTGATGATTTCTATTACTTTAACTATCCAGCTTTAAGTCCATCTAGTAACTGGATAAAGAACAACTTTAAACTAGGGCGCAGAGGTTTTGTTAACGAGTCTTATAAAGGCTTAAAACATTATCAAAAGGTTCACTTTATTAAAAATTAATTATGATAGATTTATTAAAAGGTGATTGTTTAGAGTTAATGAAGTCGATACCTGACGGAAGTGTTGATGCTATTATTACAGACCCACCCTACGGGACAACAGCCTGTAAGTGGGATTCAGTGATTGATTTTGACTTGATGTGGGAACAACTTAATAGAATTATTAAACCTAATGGAGCGATAGTTTTATTTGGAAGTGAGCCGTTTAGTAGTGCCTTAAGAATGTCGAATATTAAGAATTACAAATATGATTGGTATTTAAGAAAAAACAAAACAACAGGGTTTTTAAATGCGAAAAAGCAGCCATTAAGAAAATATGAATTAGTTAGTGTTTTTTATAGTAAGCAAGTTGCTTATAACCCTCAATTTACAATAGGCAAAGACCACGGAAGTGGTGGAGCTAAAAACAAAGATAAAACAGATGTTTATGGAAATCAAAAAACATTAAAACCAAAAAGTAAAACAAATCTATACTACCCTAATAATGAAATAGAATATAAAACCATAAAAACACCACAACACCCAACACAAAAACCAGTTCAATTAATGGAATACTTAATTAAAACCTACACCAACGAGAACGAAACGGTTTTGGACTTTACTTGCGGTTCAGGTAGTACAGGAGTAGCTGCTAAGAATTTAAACAGGAGCTTCATAGGGATAGAGCAAGATGAGAATTATTTTAACATAGCTAAAGAGAGAATAAACAGTACTTTATTTTAATTAATTAATTATATTTAAGACATGGAAAATAAAACAGTTAAAAAGAAAGTAGAAAAGAAAGCGGTTAAGAAAGTTGAAAAGCCTGTAAAAGTATCTCTAAAGGATAAACTAACAGAAACAGTAAACTTTATTGAGAAAGCGGTAAAAGAGGAAAGAGGTAAGAGCCTAAACACCTCAGCTTGTGCGAAACTAAATAAGGCAGCTTTCACTATTAACACTATTATTAAAACTCTATAAATGATTATAGTAACTATCCTAGACAAAGAATATAAGTTAAGAAATGAATGGGCTGACAATACTATAAAGCAAATGTCTATAGCTCAGGAGTATATTGATGCTATGCCAAAATGGTTAGAGCAGTATATTTATTCAGACAAAGAAGATACACCAATAAGCGAGGTTAAGTTATTAGAGTTCTATATTGATTGGATATTAATATTTTCAGACATACCTAGAGATTANTTAGAGTCTGAGATAGAAATAAAGGATTCTAAAGATACTTCACTAATAGAACTGTTTAACTTAGTAGGAAAGTTTTTAGGAGAGCCTACAGAGGCTGAGGTTGGTTCGTCTGATACTATCAACTTTGAGGGTATAGACTATGTTTTTATAGAATCTGCTAAAACAGCTGGAGGAGTAGAGAAGCTTTTAGGCGGTGCTACATTCAAACACTTTGCAGAAAGTCAAGCATTATCTACATTGTTTCAAAAAAAGCAATACAGAAAGTGGGAATACATTGCAAGGATTACAGCCATACTATTTAGAAAGCATCAGGATGAGGAGTATAATGAGCTTAAAATAGATACACGATCTAAGAAGTTTTTAGACTTACC